ACTGAAGTAGGTGCAGCCATCTCAGCAAGCTGTGCGTCAAGACCAGCTTCCAGAGCTTCTACGTCCATAGACTCTTGCACCCAGCCAATGACAGCTTCTTCAGTGAGAGCGTCAAAGGCTACAAAGCCTGCTTTCTCTACGTCAGGTGTAAAGCCACAAGTGCCATAAGAGCTTGCTGTGTGGTCGCCTACGGTCTTGCTGCAACGCCAATGGGCTACAGTTACGCCGTTGTCTGCTGAGTTACGTTCTAGTTGTGCGATTGTAAAGTTCATTCTGAAGCCTCCAGTGATGCGTTGTATGCAGCAATTACTGCGTCTGTGTGTACAGCAGCACAGATAGCCTGCACCTCTGCTGATTCGTTGCTGTAGTCCTGTCCTGCAACTACAACGTGCCTGTGATAGCCAGAACTTAGTTCTACGCCGTCCTCCATTATCTTGGTGCAGGTTCTAATCTGTACTGCTTTGTAGTCACCTACGATTTCAATCTTGTCTTCTGTTACTACTTTTTCTAAAGCCATTGTATTGCTCCTGTCTGTGCCTAGAATCCACTAGGCGTATAGTTGTTATTAATCTACGATATATGTAATACTAAAAAATAGTCTTTGACTTGTTCCTGCCGCCCAAGATTCACCATTAGTTGAGCCACCTTGATGCAAGTAGCAGATGATTGTGTTGTCTTCTATATAACCTGAGACCCCTGTAGTTGGGTTTGCTGTTGCACTGTTATAATTAATTGAAGCCACACCTCTTGAACCCTTCGCCTGAAATGGCAGACCCTGTATAGATGCCGTTCCCGACCCTGCCGCTGTAATATCGCCAAAAAATGCCATTGAAGCCATTACTACTGATCCCACTTTGACGTATTCAGCAGGGCCAGTAGTTGAGAAACTTACAGAAGGATTTACTCCTGTTCCTCCAAATGATGGAGTCCAAGTCCCCTCCTCATAATCTTCCAGCTTATTAGCAGCGCCTGTACCGCCTAAGTAGACACCGCCTGATAGGTAGAGGTCTTTGAAGCGTCCGCCTGAGTAACCCAAATTCACATAATTATCTGAAACGCTACCAGCATTTGTTACAGGGAAAAAAGAGCCATCAGTAATGCGTAAACCTCTAGTAGAGCCTGCAACGTCAAGACTTCCTGAGAAACTACCAATACTACCTACGGTTGTGCTGTCTTTGCGGAACTCTGCAATAGTGCCGTCAGATGTTTTGCGATTAAGCGTAAGAACAACCCCACCGTCCCGTGAATGCTCTGCTTTACCTATGGCAAGTAAGCTAGAGCCTGCCACGTTTCCTGAGCTTGCAGGAACAGTATCAGTAGTACCCACCAACAGGTTGCCTGATGAGTCTATGCGCATACGTTCTGTTGTGCCGCCAGTTTTAAATAGTAGAGAGCCTGCACTACCTTGTATTTGCGACTGCCACGATTGGTCTACAAAGTCTATAGTATTTCCAGAGCCTGTTGAATTAAGTAGCCTCAAAGAGTTTGAATCCGTGGTTTTAACGTGGAGTTTCCAAGTTGATGGGTTGCTCTCACCAATACCCACGTTGCCGTTTTGTAACATTGAAACAATAGTGCCAGCTCCATTATTTTGAAACAGAAAAGGAGCACTACCTACAGAACGTAAAAAGATATTACTATTATCAACACCTAATAAAAGCTGATTAGATGTTGCAGAACCTTTAAAGAAGGTGTTGCCTGCTTGGTCTATCCTTAGACGCTCTGCAACAGTTCCATTTTGTTTAGTAGAAAACTTAATACCGCCATTATTGACATCGCTGTGGTGTGTTCCTATTGATGCAAGAAACTCAGTGCTTGAAGTATACGCTCCACCTAAAGTAATTAAGTCATCATCATTGTCTAAATTACTTCCTACTACAGAGAGTCTGTCTCCTTGAGGCGAACTAGTCCCAATACCCAAAGACTCCGCAGACGCATCCCAGAACAACTTAGCATTGCCTGAGTCATCGTAGAAACTTACATCACCTAAACCGTTTACAGTAAGCTGATTACCTGCATAACCCTTAATATTAAAAGGGCCAGAGGTTGACATATTTGACCCTTGAGTAGCGTTGTCCACTTCAAAAGCATATCCACCACTACTCCTAGATACTTCTCTACCTGTCAGTTTTAATGATGTACTTGCCGCTGTGTATACAAAGGATGGCGTTGTGCCTGTGTCCTCGTAGAAGCTGATGTCTCCGTTGTTGGCTATTTTAAGGCGTTCTGTGTTGCTGTTGGCGAAGGTTAACGCGGTAGTCGAGGCAGGGTTCTGTATGACCCAACTTTCAGTGCCGTCTTGAAAAAGCTGAATACCCGCAGATGCGCCAGATGCTGTATTAACCATCAGCTTGGCGCTGTTACTTGCAACACCTTCACCTATCTTAGCGTTTCCTGACGACACAAGCCCATCCATCGTGGCTGTGCCAGTAACGTCTATGCCTGTGGCTGTGGTGGCTAGTTTTTGAGCGTTATCATAAAATAAACTAGCCGAACCATTTGCTACAAAAGCCGCGTACTGTTCACCACTCGTTGCTTGTAAAGCCAAGTTGTTTGCACGAACAATAAGGTCGCCTGTTCCTGCATCTTGAACGTAACTATTACTACCATCATGATAAATCTGTAGATCATCACTAGCACCAAATGTAGCCTTACCGTTGTCTGGTAAAGCTATGCCGCCGTTGGCTACAATCTCTGCTGAGGGATTAGTACCAAGCTCAACAATAGCACCTGCGTTGTTCTCTGTAAAGATACGCTTGTCCGCTACGTTGACCGCCAGTTCACCTTGAACCAACTGAGCTGCTGTAGGGACGGCAGAAGCTGTAGAGCTATTCTTTGTTACAATAGTTGTTGCCATAGTTAATTACCTTTAGTAAGTTCCGCCGTCAAGCGTACCAGTAGTCATGTTGTCTGCGTTTAAAGTAGAAGAAGAAGTTAGTTTAGTAGCTAGAGCGTTTGTCACTGTTGTGGAGAAGTTAGCATCATCTCCTAAAGCTGCTGCAAGTTCATTTAATGTATCTAATGTTATAGGAGCAGAGTCTACTAAGTTAGCAATAGCTAGGCTAACCGCTGCTGCTGTGTTGGCTTCACTTGTCGCTGCTGCACTAGCACTAGCTGCTGCGGCTGTTGCGCTACCTGCAGAGGCTGACGCTGACGTAGCTGATGCTGTAGCGCTAGTAGAAGCTGCTGAGGCGCTAGTGGCTGCGTTAGACGCGCTAGTGGCTGCGTTAGACGCGCTAGTGGCTGCGTTAGACGCGCTTGTAGAAGCTGTAGAAGCGCTGTTAGCTGCGTTAGTTGCTTGTGTAGTTGCCGTAGCTGCGCTTGTGGATGCAGACGTAGCGCTGTTAGCTGCGTTAGTCGCGCTAGTGGCTGCATTGCCTGCGCTAACAACTGCTTCAGCAGCCTTAGTAGACGCTGTTGATGCAGAAGTAGCTGCATTGCTTGCAGAGGTAGCTGCGTTGCTGGCAGAGGTAGACGCTGCTGATGCGCTAGTAGCTGCGCTAGAGGCGCTAGAGGAAGCATTAGATGCTGATGTAGCTGCGTTGCTCTCTGACGCAGCAGCGTTGGTTGCGCTAGAAGATGCCTCAGTAGCCTTGGTAGTGGCTGTAGAAGCGCTCGTAGACGCACTAGAAGCGCTTGTGGCTGCTTCTGACGCTTTAGTGGTAGCTGTGGTAGCGTATGTGCTTGCAGCGCTCTCAGAGGCTGCTGAGGCTGTCTCAGAGGCACTAGCATTTGTAGCTGAAGTAGATGCTGAAGTAGCGCTATTGGCTGCGTTAGTTTCGCTAGTAGCTGCGTTAGTTGCTGACAGCTCTGCTGCATCTGCGAATACATCTACACCTAACGCACTAGCTGCTGCGGCTGCTGCACTAGTAGAGGCTTCAGCGGCTTTGGTAGTTGCTGTGGTTGCTTGTGTGGACGCTGTAGCTGCACTAGCGGCAGACTCACTTGCTTTCGTAGAAGCTATAACAGCTTGGGCAGTGACTAGGCTAAGAGTAGCGTCGTTGGTAGAATCACCAGCACCACCTTCACCTCTGAATATAGCCATTGTAGCTCCTAGGAAAACAAAAGAATATAATAAAAAGAATAAAGAAAGGGGACTCCGAAGAATCCCCGTTCAGTTGTATTAGCCTTGAACAGCTAGTACGATGCCTGCTTCTGGACGGAGTACTTGAGTACCGTACAGAGTGTCAGCAGTGTAAAGAGTGCCTAAGAACTCTTGCTTGTACTGAGTCTGTGAACGAACACCTTGTTGTTCAGCCAGAACCATAGCGTCTTTGTGCAACAGAATAGAAGCACGAACGCCTGTCTCAGTTGTTGGGCAGTTGCTAGAAACATATACGTTAACGCCGTACAGGTTACCAATCTGACCGTTCTTAACACCCTTGCCGTCTACGAAGTCAGAAGACATGTAGCGGTCAATGCCCATAATAGCGTTACGCAGAGCAGGTGGAACAACATAGCTACGACCGTCCATTGGTACGTCTTCGTCATCAAGCTTCTGAATCAGGTTACGGAAAGCAGCGTCAGTGAAAGCGCCTACGTCAGCAGTGCCATCAATGTCGTATGCTTCCAGAGCTGAACCAGCACCAATCTGGAAAGAAGCGCTGTGTGCCCAAGAAGAACCGTTACCGTTACCCAGAGACTTGCCCAGAGCAAACAGGTCATCGTCAACTTGCTTGGCCAAACCGTAGCCAGCGTCACCAGTGTAGAACTGACGCAGTGAAGCGAGAGCCTGTACGTTGGTGATGTCTTCGATCAAACGTGAGAACTCGAAGTGCTTGTTGATGCTGATCAGTACTTCTGATTCAACATTGTTCTGGATAGTAACAGCGGTGTTAGCTAGTTTAGCGTTAGCAGTACCACGGACAGGCTTAGGAACGTGAATGGTATCGCCTTTCTTGCCTGACATGCTCATCTTCTTAACAAGGTTCGCAAGAATCAAGTTAGTCTGATAAGCTGCTACAACCTCGTCACTCCAGATTTGTGGAATGAAAGTTGCTGCGCTAGTGTTGTCTACTGCACCGCCCATAGCGGGATATACTGAAGTTGCCATAATATAAAGTCCTTAAAGATTTAGTGTCGGACTCTCCCTTCTGAATAGGCTTTGATGATTTCATCAGATAAAGCCAAGTATCGTTCTGGATCGTCCCTCATTAGTTTAATAATGTCGGCGCGTCTATAAACTTTCTTCCCTTGCGTCTCTCCACTGCCTTGAGCTGTGCCTGTTGATGCAGTTTTGATAGCAGCTTTACGACCTGCCATTTCAGACGCTACAGTTTGATTAACCGCTTGTTGACGTTCTTTCCACGTTGTGAAGAGTTCATCTGCTGCATCATAATCGTACTGCTTGTCTGCCTGAGCAAAGAGCTGTTTTCTAATCTTAGAACCTTGAATCCAGTCAACAAACTTCTGGTCTTGTAGCACATTCTGCATGTCAGGATGACGCTGCTGTAGTTGTGAAAGTGCTGTAGACTTTTTGTATTGCTGTGTTACTGCTTCGGCTTCCCTAATCTTAGGGTGATTATCAATAGCTCTCCTGACGGCCTTGTCAGGGTCTGAGAAGAAGTCTATTTCTTCGTCAGGTTCTGGTGCTTTTTGGTTGTCGAGTTGTGTCTTTATATATTGATCGACTACGCCGCGTAACTCACCTACCTCGGAACTCTGCCGCCCTAGGAGCTTCTCAGCTTCTTGGTGCATCCGTACAATCTCTGCAGTGCTCTTCCCTTTGTACTTCTCTGGTATGTCTTCTTCAGGAGGTTGCTGATATTCAGGCTCCTGTTGAGCGGTGTTTACTTCGTCTTCGTCTTCTGGACGCTCGTCTATGAGTGTTGCCATTATTAAACTCCGTGATCTAAATCATTGTGGAGGTTTATATTATGAAAGGGTTCTTACGAGTTAGCCTTTCTCTCTTGTAATATCTTCTGCTGACGGTTCTTCGCCCACTTCTCGGTTGCACCTAAAAAATCACCGCTAATGGGGTCTAAAGCAGAACGTACAGGAGATATAATCTTTTCAGCCATCTTGTTACAATCTAAGCAAGGTGTGTGTGTTACTCCAGATTTGACAAGTCTTTCATTGACATGTCCATCTTCACATTTAAAATCAAAAAGCAGAGCCATTACGCTTCTACTTCTTCTGGTTCCTCGTTAGCTTGCTCTTCGGCTGCTTTGATTTGAGCTTCTAAGTTGAGGATGTTTGCAATGACTGCCAGTTGCCCTTTACGGAAGTACAGGTCATTACCATCTTTACACGCTTCAACTGAGTTGATAACAGTAGCGTTCTGCATCAGGTCTTGCTGTAGTTGTTTCCAGCCAGCATCCATAAACATAGTGCGGTAGTTATCGTAATACTGCTCAAGTTCTTTATCAATCATACTGTTTCTCCATTTAGGACAGTTTTTATAAGTTATTGTTATATACTACAGCTCTATTATAACACAAAATGCTATAAAAGTCAAGTAATATTTTTATTATTTACCACTTCTCCTTATCTGCCCAGTAAGCTGCTGACATCTTGCCTTTAGCAATGTTAGAGCCGTGACGAGCTTTGAAACTAGCGCGTTTCTTCTTCATTGCTTCGCTTTCGCCTGCCTTGGGCTTGCCTGCTGTACTAGCGCCTTGCTCACCAAACCTGATTGTCTTAACTTGGTCGCCTACCTTGGCTACAACAACGTGGCTTTTCTTTGGGTGGCTAGGTGTACGCTTAGGTTTGTTATAACCGCTTACGCCTGCTCTAGCTAACCGTGGGTCTTTCTTGTCTGTTGGCATATCTATCTCTCTATAAGGTGCTTAAACAGCTACACTAAGCGGCAAAACACCACCTAGAGTAACCAAAACAGTATCTTATGCTAGTCTTGCTTGGCCTTTGGTTTCTTAACAACAACCTCTTGTTTTTCCTTGGCCTCCAGTGCAGCTAATCGCTTTAACACCTCCTCAAAGCTGGCATTAACCTGCACTACAACGTCTTGTAACTCTCTGCGTGTAATCATTGTGGCATTAGTCCTTGTGGTTGTGGCGCTGCAGGGGCTTTAGCACCCTCTTTGACAGCAATCTCACGCTCTTTAAGCAGCTGCTCAGACACTTTCAGACGGCGTTCGAACTCTTTGTCGTCCTGTGTACCCGCTTGCAGATTAGTAGTGACTGCTTTCATGCGCTGAATCTCTAGTTCCTGTGGAATTACTTGAGCTTCCATAGTAATCTTCTGCGCTCTAGCTTGAGATTCTGTAGCTTGACCGTTAAGTGCAGCAGTTTGTGACGCTTGGAAGGCCAACTGAGCCTGTTGTGCTGCCTGCTGTGCCTGCTGTGCTTCTGGATTAGGCTCGTTAGCCTGCTTCAGAGACGCAATAAGCTCTTCACGGTTAGAAAGATTCATGTTATCAATGATAGATTGAATCAATTGTGGGTACATAGGGGTGTCTGGAGACATTGTTTGCAACAACTGCACCAACTGAGTTACTTCGTATTCACGAGCAATGATGCCTAGCGAGCTACTAACTTCAAACTTGTAGTCTGCAACAGGATACATCTCAGGTTGGAACTGCATATAACGATAGGCAGCCTTAGACACCAGAGGAATGATGAAAGATTCTTGGAAATTGATCAATGTACGCTTGTGACGCTTGATGATAGCGCCTAAACTCATAGAAACGCCCGCTGCCGTGGCTTCTCCGTTAATAGACCCTGAGATACCAGCACTGTCTATAGCGCCTGTAGCGGTCTGTACCATGCGTTGTAGAGCATCTGCTTGTGCAAAGGTAATTTGATTAACATTACCAAAGTTAAATGGCTGCAACACTTCTGCTGGATTACCATTTGTCAAGATAATTTTTCCTGGCCTAATCTCTGGTTTGGAGCCTCTAGGCATACGAGAAGCGTCCATAGCAATCATTGGGTGGATAGTGAGTGCTAGAGCGTCGATACGAGCGCGTAGTTCAGCGTCTAACGCCTTTTGAGAGTTATAACCCTTCTCACATACACCACGACCCCAGAAGC